TGTTGCAAACGAGTCCAGCCAGATCTAATTCATTACCTTTCTGACCAGTTCCTGTCCACATATGCTGACCGTTCAACCAAACGGCACCACATTTCTCGCACTCTTTCCGTTCCATGGAAAAAGACGATACTTCTTTTGGATCAGTCATTTCTGCAGTATCCTCGTGGTAAGGTTTTACCTATTTATTGTAGCACGTTGTGACAGTTTGTCAACAATTCCACGCTCTAAGGGATTTAGACAGACGATCGTCTCCAGTATTGTTGGAAGGTTTCTGTCTCTTTCTCATACCCTTCATTCTAGCGCAGAATGATGCCCTACGCTTGTTTCCAACCTTCTTGCTTGGTGCCTTAAGGTCAGATCCTGGATTTTCTCTTTCGTAAGATTTACGTCCTTTTTCGTTGAGTCCTCCAGATTTGTTTTGTCCTTCTTTTTTGGTCCAGGCTGCTCCTTCATTGGTTACCTCTTCCTTTTTTACGCAACGATTGTACGTTTTACCAAAGAGTTTCTGAGAACCTTTCTTCTCATAACCCTTCCAGCACTTTTTTGCTTCATTGGTAACCTCTTCATTCTTAGGACGGCAATCATTTACCAACTTACCACCCTTCATTTTCATACCCACTTTTTTGTGAGTATCCCAACATGCTTTTGCCTTCTCATTAAATTGTGAGAATGAAATATTACCTTCAAATTCTTCTTTCTTGCTCTTGTTACCCCAGTTTGCAGCGCCAACTTTACGGCACTTGACCAGCGCACCAGATGCATATGCACTTGGCCAAACAGAATAACGAGACTTAACTTTTTTATAGCAAGCGTCCTTTTCGCCTTCATTAAGGTCTTTCTTACCATAATCGCCCTGAGCGTTTGGTTTACCTTTCTTTTTCTTAGCGACACCTGAACCGCCTTTGAAATCTTGGGGATAAGTTGCTTCTGTTTTCACGTTAATTGCCTTACCTTTACGATCGGGATTGGGATCTTTAGCATTCTTACGACGGAATGCCGCTTCTTCCTCATCCTTATTTAGGTTACGCTTCATTTTACTTGAACCGCACTTGGGTTTAGTTGTTTGTCCTGGTTGCTTGGCACAGGGTTTTCCTGCATATTTGCCGCCCAGTTGAACCCAACCAGGCTTGCCATCAGAAGACTTACTCTTGCTAAACCAGTCACGCAAAGAAGAATCACCACTTTTGTTTTCCTCTTTAAAACCATCACCAGACTTCCATGTTTTTCGTTTCACTTGTTTTTTCTGTGCGAGTTTATTAGCGGTAGCGTACATGACTTCTTTGTCACGATCGCCATAAAGCTCCTTAAAGCGATGATGATTTTTCTTCATCCCTTTAACGATTCTATCTGCCTCCTGATTAACTGTTGGCATATCACATTCTCTGAATTTCTTCTACGATGCAGGTGTTAGTTGCAACAGTAATTTTTATTGCTCTTTTGACGACGGCTTGAGGACCACTGTAAGCATAAGTGTAATCTGCAGAAGCAGCACTAGCGTCCACATCAGTTGTAATTGCTCTACCCGTTGCTGCGGTAATTTTTTTGCCAGCGGTACCAGCAGATAAAAATGCACTAGCAATTGCAGGGGATGTTCCATCGTCTTCTACAGCAATAAAGTCTCCAGAGGAAAATGGGTGGGTGTCACTGAGTTCACCAAGATTTGTTCCGAGTGTATATACGGATGTTGCAGAATCAGTCGCTTTTACAATTCTAGACTGACCAGGTTTTACACCAGAATTGAGTAAAAGAGGTTGATCTTGGATAACTGTAATTGCAGGACCATCGTTAAACTTAATGGTTGCATCACCAGCAGTTGCAATCACGCGATAGAATCCAGTTTGTACAACCTGATACTCAGTGCCTGCCGCAACACTATTAGTGCTTAAAACTTTAATTACGGACATGTCGTGTTAATTAATTCGTGTCCTGATTATTTATCTCCTTTTGCTTCTTCAACATCTTTTGTAATTCCGCTGTAGAGCCAATAAACATAGTGTTATTAACCGTAGATGGTCCAGACTTTTTCTCATCAGCATCCAACTCTTTCATTTTCTTTTGAAGATCAATCAACTTATCAGCAGTGTCTGCTACGTTTTTAATAAGTTGACCTGCAACTTCATAAGCACGAGGATGATCTGACGCTCGTGCCACATCAAGTATTCCATCTACTGCCTCCTGTCCTTTCATTACTAAGTTGTGAAGTTGAGCACGACTAATCTCATAGTCTTGCTTGACATCTTCTGTCTCAGACTTCTTTAAAGTCGGTTTTACATTATCAACGTGCTTCTGGAGTTCAGAAGGTTCTGTTCCAAAAGCATCATTCAGACCATCAAAAGTTCCCATTAAATTGCCTCGTCTTGTCCACTAATCGGATTGCGCTTCTTCAAATCAGTAAACTCTGCCTTGAGTTCACCGAAACCAAAGTCATCTTCAGAATCAAGGAATGCAGCGTCAAGTTCATTGACTAAGTACACGTTTGATCCATTGACGTGCGCTGCTGCTGCACTATCTTCATGACCCCTGGCTACTGTCAAATTATTACCACTTATCTTAGTAACTCTCATGAGTTCTGTATCAATGTAGATACTATCAAATCTACTGATACTAGAGGCATCTGCAACAGCGATTAGATTATCATCAGTATCAGTTGCAGAAGTCAACGTAGTTACAACTACACCATCTCTATCTTGCAGAGCAGTGGGTGTGACTGTATATCGAACTTCTCTTGGTGCTTTATTGACATCAACCTTCGTATACATGTCTGTAATCGCCTTCTTGATAGTCGCAGACTCAGTAACAGGACCGTAGAGATATGTTTTTACAGTAAAATCTAATGTGTAGATGATCGCTCTACGTTGAGCAAAGTCGCCTTCATAACTATCTTCATAGTCAATACTGTTCAGAATAATAGGAACATCCTTCGTTTCATTCATCGAAGGAAGTAATTTTACTGATAGATTGTAATGCGGTTGAAAAATGGGAAGGATCTGTTCAATGATTTGCAAACCATCTTCCTGGTTTTTAGAGATGACACCTACTTCAAAAGTAAGATTATAAGGAACGGGCATGAATACATTTTTATTCTTGGTGCCGCTACTTGCTACTTTAATTTTTTGTGTAGGTGAAACTTTCCTAGTTCCATCATAACTAATACCTTTGATCTCAAAAGAGATTCTAGGAAGAGTGATCTGAACCCTTTTATTAGTAGGGTCTGACATTTGGTCGAGACGCGCCAGGAACTTTTGCTTAGGACCATATGCCAGAGGCACCTTCATCACTTCATCTTGACGACGAAGTTCGATATTGTTGAATAAAGTTCCAAACGCAACAATAGTCTTCCTAAAAATTTCGTGATATGAATAATTTCCTAACATTAGATTGTTCCATCAGTAATAGATCCAACAGTACCGAAAGGATTAGTCTCGGTGAAATCAATAATATCGTTATCGAGAGTCTCGAAATCGTAATTCTGATCGTAGTTACTGTTTTGGTTATTTATCGTATTATACGATGCAGTAGTCCAAGATGCAGAAGAACTTCCACCAGTAATAGTCTCAGGAATTGTAAAGGTTCCCGAACGATTAATAACAATAAGAGTTCTTGTAGAACTATCCCAAGACTTAACTTCGGCAGTGACATTTGAAGTTCCACCAGTAACAGTTTCACCAACCGTGAAGTCTCCTGTGCCACCTGCTACGAGACCGACAGTAATCGCATTAGCAAAGGCAGTCTCGACAGCATCCAGTTCTGTAATACCAGTGTTGATTTCTTCGTCGCTGTACTCGAAGAGTTCGCATTGACATTCCCAAACAAAATTCTTACCGAGTTGATAGAAGGGACGCTCCACTTCTACAAACTTGATTTCAAACAAATGCTTTGTAATAGGGAACCAAATCAGATCTCCTTCGTTTGGTCTTCCTTCTGCATTAAGCGTTTCAAGATCGTCAACTTGTGCTTTAAACTTCTCACGGGAGAAAATAAACGTCGTCTTATCTTCGACGCGAATTCCAAACTTGCTAAGAAGCTCGCCTTGTCCTTCCCATCCTTCAACATTATTGACATATGCCCTGATCGCCCTCGCACTTTCAAATTTGCCATCAGAGTCCTCTCCGAAGACCGTATCGCGGTTGACCAGCGTGCGAGGAACGTAGTAAATATCTTGCCCATACATTTCAATAGATTCTACGACAAGGTTTTCCATGAACTTCTGCTCCTGAGAAGAAGCATTTGCGTTCAATAAACTAGAGTGATTACTAAAAACGTAATCTTGTGCTGGAGAGTTTTGAAATGCCATATTAGCCTACCAGATCCAGAGGAGGAATTTCGTAAGTAGAACGAACTTGTTCTTCAAGGTCTTCCTTAAATTTAGAAGCATCATCTAAGATTTTGCGACCATTAAGTGTGACGCCACCCAACATTTGAATACCATCATACTTACTTAAGTTGCGACCCCATTGCTGTTGAAACAATGCTTCAACATAGTCTTTCAACCAGGAATCGTTATACATTCCAGTAAAAGTATCAGGATCTTGACGCATCACAACTTCAACTAAAATAAAATCACCCGCTTGCAAATCTGCCCAATCCATATCAAGATAAAGTCTACCCTGATGCTCATTGAATCGGACCCTACGATTCGCTTGAGAGTTAGTAACAAAATCCAAAGTCTCAAGATATTGAGAAGTCATGAAGTAATGAAGGATATGTCCATGCGTCATTGCATAGATATCATTCAAAAAGATTTGATACTTGATGTTAAAAATATTCCCAGGAACAATACTAGAAGCACCAATCTGAGTATAAACATGATTAACAGCGAGGACGTTTGGCGGGAGTGATACATACTCATTACCTTCTGTCCAATCCGTGCCAGAGATAGCGGATCCTGTCTGAGCTGCCGTTTTAATTGCATCGGTTACCTCAATTTTGATGAATGCTTTATAACTACCGTTATAATGATATTCCTGATAGTAATCGATAGCCTCTTCAATAAGGTCATCTAGTTGTTCATCGCATACATTGATGTCGATGGCAGGAAAACCTAATCTACGAAGAGCATAGTTTTTTAACTCAGTTTTAGTTGCGGGTCTAGTTGTTGACATTTGTTATCAAGCGAATGAGGAGATAGTGAGAGTAGTAACATCATTTGCACTGATGACCTCTCCTTTCTTGAAGAAACCATCTACATTATCAACGGTGATTTGATTAGTACCAAGAGCAGTAATAACACCTGTAGTACCACTGGTTGCACCTGTGACAGTTGCACCGACTTCCATTGTAGTAACATCAGTCAGTGTCAAGGTTGCATTGGTAGCGACAGTCGCGATATCGACCGTACCACCTGCACCACCTGCCTGAACAATGGTGATTGTCTCACCAGCGACATATCCAGTACCACCATTGTTAATTGTAACGTTAGTGATTGCACCAGCAGAAGCAGTGATATCAACAGTCAGAGAGGCAGATCCAGAACCACCTGTTGTTGCCAGAGCAGTTCCAGTGGTGTAACCTGTACCACCTGTAAGAGTTGCCAAGTTAAAGGAAAGAACCTTACCAGCATTGGGGTTGGTGACTGTAACAGTTTCGCTAACCAAATAACCAGAACCACCAGCATTAACTGCAGCAGCGGTGATAACACCACCAACGACAGTAGTGTTAACTGTCAGTGAAGAACCTGTACCGCCAGTCGTAGCAACGGCAGTTCCAGCACTAAATCCACCACCACCGCCGTTAGCGACAGAGGTAGTAACAACAGCACCAGGAGTGGGATCACCAGACAGATTCAGAACCAGAGTGGTAGTTGTTGCAAGATTGTTGAGCATTGCTCTCAGTTGCTCAAACGCATTATCAAGTTTGGTTTGAACTCTTGCTTCAGTGTAATACTGATTAGTTCCCTCAGCGAGATCACTTGTAGTCTTATTAGCAAGACTGAGATTTGCACCAGTTGCAGCAGCAACACGGGCATCAGCACGAGCATCTGTATAGTAAAGATTTGAACCTTCAGCAAGATTTGCAGTAGTCTTAGCAGCAAGACGAGTATCAAAACGTGCATCAGTATAGAAGACGTTTGTGCTGCCTTCAGTAATATTATCAGTATTGATATCTGCTTGTGTGACGCTCAGACCACCAGATCCATCATGGGTAATACCTGTACCATATGTGAAGTGAGTTCTGGTTCTTGCAGCGGTAGTAAAGAGATTCGTAGAACCTTCAGTAACATTATCAGTATTGATATCTGCCTGAGTAACACTCAGAGCACCACTACCATCATGCTCAATACCTGTGCCATAAGTGAAGTGTGTGCGGGTCCTAGCAGCGGTTGTAAAGAGGTTTGTGGAACCTTCGGTTACATTATCAGTATCGATGTCTGCTTGCGTTACAGTGAGCGTGTAGGTGCCTGCAGAGTCGTTATATGCCTTAGTAATACCTGTGCCTGCAACGATGAGAGCGTCAACTCTGTCATCAACACGCTCATTAGTGAAGTAAAGGTTAGTTGTACCTTCAGAAAGAGCATCGGTATCATGATTAGCAATACTGGAAACTGTACCAGTTACATTACCAGTCAGTGCTGCAGTAATTACACCAGCAGCGAAGTTACCAGATGCATCACGAAGAACCAGGTTATTTGCCGAGTTGTTTGATGTAGAAGCGACGTTGATTGTCGGGTTGCCAGAAACACCATCAGCATTCGTCAGTGTAATACCAGAAGATGCTGTGACAGCAAGTGTGCGTCGTGCATAGGTGTTATCAGCAGTTCTAGTAACAAAACCAGTACCCGTCATTGCAGCGAGTGCAGTGATATCTGCATCGCTATAAGATGTTGTAATACTTACGTTGGCAGATCCATTGAAGGATACTGTGCCAGTAACAACACCCTCAAGAATAATGTCTCTCGCAGTCTCTAAGGTAGTTGCTGTAGAAGCGTTACCAACCAGAGCAGCGGTAATAGTTCCTGCAGCGAAGTTGCCAGAGGAGTCACGATTAACAACTGTAGATGCAGTGTTTGCAGAAGCAGTTGTCATGCTGTCCAGAAGGTCAGCATTCAGATTGTTGATCTTGTCTGTTGTAGGAATAACCAGAGCAGGACCAGAAGAAACTTGAGATGTGATCTGACCATCTACAGTCAGGGTGCCATCAATGTTGGCATTGGCATCAACATCAAGAGATGTGCCACTGCCAGTAAGATTGAGACTACCAGCACGAAGAGCACCATCTGTACCAGTAAGAACTTCAGAGTTGTTGGTTGCACTTGTCAGGAATGCGAATTGTTGTGCGGATCTGTCGAATCCAAAGAAACCAATTTTCGCAGAGCCGTCGTAATAACGGAACTCAACACCACGATCCTTACCGTCGCTAGAGCTCGGTGCTGTGTCACCACCCACAGTAATAATAGGGTCATCGAGAGTTGTGACCGTAGAATTGACAGTAGTGGTTGTGCCATTGACAGTGAGGTTTCCAGTAACGGTAAGATCAGAAGAAGCAGTTAGATCACCAGTAACACCAAGGGTGCCAGCGATTGTAGTATTACCGTTGTCAGTATCAACAGTAAACTTGTCTGCTGCAGAACCGTTTTGAACTTTAAAGAACTTATTATCTGCAGTAATAGTAACATCATCGTGAGTTACCAGAGCACCAGAGATGTCTGCAGAGTTATTAAGATCCAGAGCACCATTGATTTCGGTAGCACCATAGATTCTTGCAGCACCACCAACAGCAAGGTTCTTACCAATACCAGCACCACCAGTCAGACGGAATGCACCATCTGCAGCGTATGTACCAGTCAGAGTTTGCTGTGAGTTTGCAGTCAGAGTTGTGACACCAGATACACCGAATGTGTCGTTGATTTGAGTTGCATCACCAACAGTCAGTGTGCCAATGATGTTTGTATTACCGTTATCAGTATCAACTTCAAACTTAGCAACTCCAGAACCATTTCTTACAGAGAGAAGTTCGTTAGCAGCATCAACAATCAGAGAATCGTTGATGGTTGTTTGACCTTGGACAACCAGTGTGCCGTCTGTTGCAATGTTACCTGTAGAAGAGGCAACGGTCATCTTATCCGTACTGCCATTTCTAACCGCAAAGTTAGCATCAACATCAACAGTACCGTTGAATTCTGTTGCACCAGTAACAGTGAGTTGAGCACCGAAGGTTACATTGTTATCAACATTCAAGGTAGAGTTCAACTCGGTATGACCATCAGCAGTCAGAGTTCCTTCAATGTTGGTATTACCAGTTACATTATCGACAAAGAACTTATCGGTTGTGCCGTTTCTAACAGCGAAGTCTGCATCAACATCAACAGTGCCGTTGAACTCAGAGTTGCCAGCAACGTCAAGTGTGCCTTGAATATCGGTATTACCAGATGCACCAAGGACAGAGAACTTAACTGTATCACTACTGTTCTTTTTACCAACGAAGAATCCTTCTCCAGAATTGACAGCACCAACATGCAAGTTTTGGTTAACACCAGCACCACCAAAGACTCTTAAGTTAGAAGTGTTGGAGTTTGAGAATGTAGGGTTGTATGCAGCAACAGAAACATATCTTAGTTTGTATCGGACAGACAGATAGTTTCTTAAACCATAATTCTCAGTTGCGTCTTCTTGCTGGTTGAAGTCACCGTTAAGGAAGATATCGCCATTAAACAATACATCTTTCTCAAAGTATCCACCACCATCAACTCTTAATGCACCATAATCATTATTTTGAATGGTATGAGGAGCACCAGATAGAATATCAGGTTCATCTACAGATTCAAGATGAACTAAACCAGAAATATTTGCGTTGTTATTAAGATCAAGAGCACCTGTAAGAGTTGTGCCTTGAGTTACTGCAAGAGTACCAGCAACAGATGTGTTACCCGAAGCAGCAACAACATTGAACTTGTTAGTATTAACATTAAAATTGCCAGTTACATCTAAGATACCAGCAAGAGATCCATTACCAGTTGTAGATTGGAACTCAACCTTAGTAGTTCCACTACCATTATTCAGTTGCAGAGTCTTAGATGCACCCTGCAGAACCATATTGTCGTCGAAACGAGAGGTGCTGTTAGCACGGAAAGTGCCATCGATGTCAGTATTACCACCAATATTAACTGCACCAGTGATACCAACACCACCAGCAACTACTAAGTCACCAGTTGTGTTGGAAGACGATGCCGTTCCAGTAGTTAACTTAAGGTTACCAGCAGTAATACCAGAAGCAGTACCAGAAAAGACTTCGGAAGAATTTGTAGCAGCATGAAGGAAAGTATAACCACCTTCATGACCAGCCAGATCAGTATAGTTAGTATCCCAACCATAGAAACCTAAACGTGCTTGTGAATCGTAATATCTAAATTCAACACCACGATCCTTGCCATCATCAGATGAAGGTGCAGTATCACCGCCAAGAGTGATGATAGGATCATCTAATGTAGTAATTGTCGAATTGACTGTAGTGGTTGTACCATCAACTTGAAGATTACCACGAATTGTTACCAGACCACTGACATCTCTGTCATCATTCGGGTCGATAAAGATATCACCAGTACCACCAATATAGTTTGCCTGTAATCTCAGGTCTTCAATATGAACTTTACCACCAGAGGCAGATGCATCAATATCAACAACATCTTCTGCACTGATAGTAACTGTGCTTGTGCCAGAACCAGAATTCGTAGAAAGGATACTAAGGTTTCTAGCAGATCCAGAGTTTTGTGTCAGAGAGAAGGTAAGGTTACCATCCCCAGACTTATCCAGTGTCTGAGCAACTGCTCCATCAAGAGTAATATCAGGATCAGAAAAATAGGAACGGACGTTGACATCAATCTCACCAGCGCCACTGTCCCCTGTATTATTAGCGCCAAACAGTAAGTTGCCACTAGTATTATTGATCTTGATAAAGTTGAGACGATTGAAACCAGTATTTGCTGTAGAGGTTGTAAGTTCATTATCAAGTTCAAAGTTCTCTACTGCATTACCATCAGTAAAGATGAGTTTATTGTTCTGAAGTTGTGTATTATCAACACCTGCTGCAGCAATAGTTACATGACCCGCTGCGGAGACATCGAAATCCTCCTGTGCAAAACTAGCCAGTCCCTTCTGTTCCGTGCCTTCAGCCGCGAGGTAGCGCCATCCTCCACTATCGCCACTGGAATGAGTAGGAGCACCAGCACCAGCACTAATTGATTGCAGTGCTTGATAAACTTTGGATGCATTTGTAATGATATCATATCTTACATAAGCAGTTGACCCACTGTAAGCTAGGGCAGTTGTACCTTCAACTGCTGTAGCAATGGGTACAGTTGTAGCAGATGTAAGGCGACCATATGTATCAACACTAAATTTTGTTGCATTAACTGTCTGAGAACCAGCTACAGATGTCAGGGATTCAGTATTATAATCACCAGATGATACTGTTGTTGTAATCAGATCAACAGTTGGATTACCAGAAACACCATCACCATTGTTAATAGAAATTCTACCAGGAGTTCCAGTAACTGTTCTGGTCTGCATGTTACCACCAGATGCTCTAGCAAGCATACCAGTCGTAGTAAGACCTGCAATCGCAGCAAGGTCGAGGTCATATGGTTGAGCAGACTGACCTTCTACATTACCATTCAGATTATATGCTGCAAGTGTAGAAGGAGTTTCAGCATTACTAATTCTACCCTTTGCATCAACAGTGACCTTTGTATAGGTTCCTGTTGCACTTGCAGTACCATCGTAATGTGGCAGGGTGGAGATTAGATCCAGTGAAGCATTAATTGTAATGTTGGTGGATCCATCAAAAATGGCAGAACCTGTAAGGTCATCACCTAAAGTGATCTGTCTAGAAGATGCAAGACGAGCAGCGGTTGAAGCATTACCGATTAAGGTTGCTGTAATCGTACCTGCAGAAAAATTACCATCAGCATCTCTCTGTACAAGAGTATTTGCCGTATTAGACACAGATTCAACTGGTCGTTCATATCTCAGCGTGTTCCACGCCGATACGCCGTCACCAATTTTAAATCGACCCGTATCGAGTTCGATCCCTAATTCCCCTTGTGCAAGGGTTGGGTTAGAGTTTGCCCATTCTTGAGCGCCACCACGCCTTAATTGAATTCTATTTGCCATTTTTTACGACAACTCTATAGAGATAATGCTTCCAAGTTATTTATGCCATTAAGAAAGGGGGACTAGCGCCCCCCTCACTCATTCTGCAGAATCTACTTCATCAACTTCATCAGGAGGATGGGAAGCGGTTTCTACCTCCTGAGGATTGTAATATTCTAGTGCTTCAATTGCACCTTGAAGTTTAAGTGCAGTCGTTTCATTTTCTTTGATTTTTGCTGCTAATTGCTGATTTTCTTCAATCAATTTAGTAAAACGCTCTTTGAATTGTCGGAGCATTTCAGGTTGAGCAACTTGTTCAATCGTCATGATGTTTACTTTGATTTTGGACTAACGTTAGTAAGAGTGACTTGATATCACCCATTTCAGATTTTAACTGAGAAACCTCTTTTTGTAAAGTGTCTTTCTCAAGTTTTTCTTTTTGGCGTCTATTGTAAGATGCCATATATTTATCGTAGTCGGATTTATTACCATTCACGATAGCATTAGAGGAGGGATCTCTAAACCATCCCTCCTTTCCCTCAACGGGAATCAATTCTTCATTTTCCATTAGGTAGCGAGAGCAATAGCACGAAGGTCAGCGATGAGAGGAATTCTTGCTTGGTTTGAAGATCTCATTACAATCTTGATTTGGAATGCATTGAAATTCAAACCACTTACCTCGTAGTAATAATCCTTCCAAAGAATTTCTTCTGATGGGGAGGAATCATACTGTAATGGCAATGCCATTAATGTCCAACCAGATGAATCAACATCCTCATTAGTACCAGAGTTGAATACTCTATAATAAATTCTAACTTCTGCTTCAGGAGGACGTGACATCTGGAAATCAACTCTCAGAGATCTAGATTCTCTGATCAGTCTTGCAAGACGGGTGATATAAACCGCATCATTCTGATCACCGAAAGGCAGAGTGGATACATCTTGAGATGTGTCAATCTGCGATTGCTGACCATATGCATCAGGACCACCAGGCCACTTATTGATTCTATTTGTTGTTGTGATTAAAGAACATCTGTCAAGATCCACAACAGGAGAAAGTGTGCTCTTCTCTGTAGAAAGATCAATCAGCATATTGAATGATTTTTCACCACTCAGTTTTGCTAACTCATTAACCTCAGAACAAATCATTCTGGGATTATCAAAGAGATTCCAGTCATTCAATGTAACAGGAACATATGTTCCATCGTTAACAAAGGATGCTTGATCGACAGCAGTGCTGCCGTCACTGATAGATGTTGCACTAGTAGTATTTACCCTTGCAGTAATATCGGTTTCTGGGAGATCCATAACCGAAATAGAAGGTGTCAGAGTCTCAAACTGAACATTCTGTGTTGCAAATACAGCGTTACCACCACTTCTAATGCCGTTGTTAGCAACGCCAGTGATATGTAACATATAAGTATCCAACCAAGGGCAAGAAATACTTGTGTGAGTTTTATTGATATCGATCAGAGGAATACCATCCAAGTTATAGCACTTAACTACTGCACCAGAAGCATGAGTTGCTTCAGTTGTGCCAGAAGCACCTCTACCAGAGGTTGCCACCGTGATTGTCTTACCGTCAGAAGAGATAGCAGAATATTGAATCAATTCTGTTCCAATCTGAATATATCCAGGGTTGGTATTGCTAATGGCAGCACCATTAACAATTTTATGGAACAGTGATGCATTAGCAACCGTGATTGATGTAGCACCAGTTGCAAGTGCGCTGGTAAGCGTAGTGTCTGAAATCTCAGATACAACACCTTCAATATTGACATTATTTGATCTGTTATGCATACCATGGTTTCTATGATATACCAGAACTTCTGTTTGATCACTATCAAATGTTGGTGCTGCAGTTAGATATGCTCCGAAAGAATCACCAGTTTCTGCAGAAGAAGTGACAGTTGCAGACCAACCACCAGGTTCTGACAGACTTTCAGCATCAGTAAATGCACCAGTAATATAATGGAGAACCAATGCGTTTGTTCCATTCCAGGTTTTAACAATACCAATAGAATTAGAAGTTGCACCAGTAACAACATCACCAACTTCCAATGTTCCTGAAGCACTACCAACAACCATAGTTGCAATTGCTTCGGAAGATCTTACCAAGTAAGTATTAGAAGTTCCTTGTAACCAAGAACCACTTGTATCTGTAACAGTAATTGTGTCAGATACACTACCAGATGTAGTTGTTGATATTACAGTTGCTTGAGCAGCACTGGTTTGCTGGAGGAGACGAGCACCTTGACTAAAGGTATATTGACTGCTAGCAGCTCCAAGAGATAAAACTAACTTAGGTTTAATAGTTTGAATGGGATTCTCAATCAATCTATGAATGCCGTTATTACCTTTACCTTGAGGAGTGTTATCCAGAGAAACAGTACCTGTTGTAGATGTGAAGTTAGCACGATAGATTGTAAACTTCAGATCTTCATACTGGTCAGCAGTCCAGGTAGATGCGTTCTGAGACTTAAACAGAACACCAGCATAGGGTTGTTCAGAGATCGTTCTAGTTCCAGTTACATCAACATCACCCATTCTAGAGATCCAAACCTTATATTCGTTAGAGTCGGACAAGAGAACGAAGCAATATTCAACAGATGCCTTAATATAAACAGGAGCCTTGAATGTGAATCTGGTAGGAACCGCAGCACTTTCAGAGATTTCAATATTATCTGGAGTAATAGTAACATCAGAGAAAGGTAGAATGGTCTTGGTAGGATAACCATTTTCCATGGTTCTGATCTGCATCGAGATAGGAATATTAGTATCCTTAGTGTTGAAGAAAATATCAACACCCGTCAAGAACATGCCACCCTCTTCCTCAACAATAAAGGATTGTGCGAGAGGGTCATACCAACCAATCTGACGTGTTTCAGTTCTAGTTGTTTCAACAACTCTATCTTCAGTAACAGTATCTCTAACAATCTCTGCATTTCTAACTGCCAAGATATTCTCACGGACAGTTTGCAGAGTACCAGTTGCAGAATAAGTTGTATCCGCAGAAGAATCAACTGCACCAGGTGTCTTACTATTTTCGTCAGAGGTTGTAAATCTGAATGCACGAGTACCAGTTGCCCAGCGGGGATTTGCGTCATTCTTCGGAGAAGGAATGAACAAACAACCTTGAATATTACCAACGTTATCAGTCAGAAGACGACGATCTCTTACAACTGCAACGGCACCCGAAGTTTGACCAACCAAAAGTTCGCCAACTTGAACGTTACCGAAGTAATCAGGAGATACAGTCTCAGAAATTGCAGTAATATCGTGATTCAGATATTCAGTTTGGGAAGAGTATGAGGTGGGAAGTGCTTCAGTACCCTTACCATAAGGATTAGTTTTATAACCATCATCAGGTGCAACAACTTTAAGTTGGCAACCAGAAGTTTGTCCAGTAACAGTTTCACCTACAACAAAAGGAGTTTCATTTGTTCTGGAATCAGTTGTCGAGTTCTTGATAATCTCAATAACCTTAGGTGTAATGTAATTAGTAACAGCAACACCATCAAAGAATGCATAGAATCTAGTACGAGGTTTCATACGATCAACATTGAAACCGATGTTACGGGAACGGATCCAAGGAATTGAACTACGAGAAAGAACCTGATCACCTAAAGATCTACGCTCAATCTTAGGAACAATTCTGGTACGAATACCTTGACGTGCCTGGTTGTTAACAACACGAACAGTACGACGTTCGTGGAGATAGAACAGACCTTGACGACGCTGACCGTGACCAAGAGCACCCAACTGACGACCAACACCAAACGTACCAGATGCAGATCTAGTTCGTGATGAAGAAGTTACTGTTTCACCAGTCCAGTTAGTTTGCCAGGATCCCCACTGAATAGGAGCAAAACCATTCTGATCAACCTGAAGGTCTCTAGAAACGGCAGAGAAGTCACCTTCGACGTTCTCTACACGAGCAGGAAGACGCTCAATATCAATCCAGTCATCAGATGCAGGAGTTAGGTCAATACGACCAATAAAGGTAAAGACGTTGAATGGGTTAACATTCTCAGTTCTGGATGCATAAGGTTGAGTTACAACCGCAACATTATCATAAGGAAGCATGACAACGTTACCATCAGTCTTAACGACATTAGTAGAGGTGGTTGCATTGAATTGCAGACCAACGTTTGTTGTATAGTGTTGTGCTCTTAATTGACCTTCTCTAAAGTCGAGAGAACACTTATAATCGGGATTAAAGACATCACCAGTTGTGTGATCAGTGAAGTCATCAACAACATAACCATTCTTCAGACGGTCGAAACCATTTTCATCATAGGTCTTAGTATTATCTGCTTGAGACTCAAGCATAGACAATGAAGTGTAGTATTCGACGTGAGTCAGTCTCTGCTCTAGGTCGCCAATATCCTTCATGGTATAACGACGTAGATTTTCTGTAGTAATCAGAATATCTCTTTCAGGATCAAATACATATGGTTTGTACTCGATTGTTGCCAGGAGCATCGAGTTTTGTACATGCGGAGGTGGGATCAGAGCGTATCCAGAAACACCTTTGGAAACTCTCAGTTTGCCATCATGAGAGAGATACAACTTGTCAATTCTAGGCAAATACCAAGAGTAGTCTGCACGGAATGAAGAATTAACCTGCATGATATCAAAGATGGTAGAACCTGCTGATCCACCAGTTGTATCAAATACTCTCGAAACAAAGTCGAAAGTAGTACAGTTAACATAGAAAGGAGCACCAATTGTACCAGAACCGTTTCTCAGTTCTTTAACAGCAGGACGGAAGTCGATTTGATCTCTAATAAACTTAATAGAACCATCCAGTTTATATTGAGGAATCTCTTTAAAGCTGATACCACTGTAAGATTCTGCAGAGAAGTAATCACCAGAAGATGCATGTGACAGGTAATCAAAAATTACCAACAGTCTTCTAGTGGGAGAAACGGTAGAAGGAAGTCTAGTAAGTCTAGAAACGTCATAGAAGTTAGTTCTCTGACCTGCTTCTAAAGTAAATTGATCTGTAATTACCTTAGACCCTGCAAAAATAGAATCAGCAGCGTCATCGATAATACCTGTAATAGCATCACCACTGCTATTAAATCCATTAATTGTTTCACCTTGAATGAAAGGAATCTCATTCAGAGCAACGTAATATAATTTCAGATCTGCGTTAGAGAATGAAATAACTCTACCTCTTGCACCAGAAGTCTTACCGACCATCAGTGTTCCAGCAGCAAAGAATGTAGATTCTGTCAGAACAACATATGGTGCAGATGCATCATTATCATCGAAAGATTCATAAACTGCATGAACCCTATAGACATCATTAACACCAAATGAAATTTCTTCGTCCTGCACTCTAGTGCCATACAAAGAACTGAATGTCAAACCTGTTGGTTGTTCAATAAGATCTTCAAAAGTCTTATAAACCTTAAGTGCCTGCATCTTAGATGCGGTCTTGAGTTTCTTAGCAACGGTATTCTTAGATACCAGAGCAGTTAAAGTAACAGTTGCAACGTTTCCAAGACCAGCGACTGTAAATGATTGATTATTTGCACCGAAAGTCGCAGTAAGGTTACCAGCATCAACTTGAGCATCGATATCAATATTCTCACCGTTGGAATATGTACTAGAGCCACCATTAGCAATGACAGTCAGAATATAATTATCCGAAGACAAAGCAGCAAAAGACTCTGTTTCAGGTACAGTAAATGTAATAGAACCAGTTGTTACAGTTTTAGATGCAAAGTTTCTGTATACAAAGAAAGATTCGTCATCCAGAGACTTCATTACGTCTTCAGGAAGGTCAAACGAAAGTTCTCCGTTTTGATAATCCTTTTGGAAGATGAAAGGACGCATCCTCACCATCTCACCATATTCACCATCAGCAACACTACCAACCATCAAAGATTGATCTAATGCTGCAGTTTGATTTGTGTAATCAAAGACAACAGCGTTAGCATTGACGGTGGATTTTTTGTTTGTGGCAGTTACACCGATAGCAGTGGGATCAACTCTCTTAACACGCAGTGTGTTAGTACCCTCAAAAGTAGAAAGTGTTGGAGTTACGACATCACCAGGTCTAAGATCTTTCTCAAATCTTGTACGGAAACCTGTCAGTTCATCGTCCGCTGCCTGATCAACATCAATAGTCGATGATTCAATGGGTCTGGAATCATTCAAAATCCAGTTTGCACCAAATCTAATTGCTTGACTACTGTTTTTACCAAAGCAAGATCTAGTATCACTTAATTGATAAGAGAATGCTGCTTCAAGAGTACCAACATCTCTACCATTAACTTGAAGGATCTCACCGTTAGAGAATACACCATTTACTTGTTCAATATAGATGTAATGAGATCCATTACCAGTATCCGCAATATATCCAGCAGCGCCAGATGTCTTACCTACAATTCTTGTACCTACTGTATATGTTACTGGGTTTGCAATGTTCAGAACAGTAAACATCTGAACATCATACAACCAAAGGTCATATACACCACCAGTGACAGTAGGATTGACGCCAAATGGTGAAGTTGCTGCAAGTGCAGTAGATGCTTTCTGTAATTGTACAACTCTTGCTCTACCAATTCTATTGGCACCAGACTTTACTGAACTAGTTGCATTTGCTGCCCAATCATCATACAGATCGATGATCTGATATGCATCAGTTACACCATCACCAGATACTTCTGGCCAACCATAAACATCATAAACCTTGACAAAGTTGCCGAGGTTGAAGTTAATGATAGCATTCTGTCTGCTATCAAAGTCTCTAGGTTTGTCTGCATCAACGAATTGTGGTGTAATGAACTCTGTTCTATAACCTCTAACGTATGCCTTACCAGGAGAAATTTCAAGTGCAAGCTTGCCTTCTTGTGCAACATTACCATCAGCAGAAGTTTCACCTGAATTATAAACACCTGCATTAAATCCATCATTCAGATGCTCACGAGCGGTAACATCAAATGTATCGATAACATAGTCGCCAGACTCTTCAAATGTTCTACGAGCAAGAGACTTTTCAAGTTCGCTGTATTCAGTTCTTTCAACAAAGTTTTCAATTCTGCTATTATTAATTCTCAGCAGTTCGATAAAGTCTTTATCTGCTTCATCTGTAATTAGTCTCTTAACAAACTGTGTGCTGATCTTGAATCTATGACCACCAGGAGCAGAATAGTTTGAAGTTCCTGCAGCATTATCATTCAGAGATTCATCATCTTCAGGAGTGACAATAGACTCCAGAACTTCTAAACCAACTCTATAAGAAGGATTGCTACCATACTGATCTAGAATCAAATATGAAGAGGGGACATTGACAAAATGACCACGAATATAATAGACACCTTCACTGATATATGCGGTAGATCCAACTGCAGTAGCGTTAACAGGCAACAACTGAGCAAAAGGAGTACCGATCTCAATCAGAGTCGATCCAAATGTAATTTCTTTGTCCGCAATCAACTGTTCGTTGATTTGGAATGTGTTTAGGGTTGCTTGAGAGGTGGTATCACCAGAATCAATGTACTTGACATACAGAGTGATATAACCCTTTGAAGATTCGGTAGCAGGAATAGAATAAAGAACCTTTGCCTTAACACCTGTGCTAAGACCTTCAATGATGGCACCAGTTAATTGAGTTCTATACGTTTCAACATCGCTACCCAGGAAAGATTCTTGGAGAAGAATTGCTTGAACACTCAGGTCATAACCCACCTGACCAGGGATAACCATCGCACCGTCTTTAAACAGATGCGTACCAACCGACTCTACTTGATTTTGCAGAATACTCTGAACCGTAGTGAGTTCTCTCGCCTGAATGGGGAATCCAGGGCGGAACAGCACTCGATAAAAATTCTTGTCCTTATCGAAGTCGTCGTAGTAAGGTGTGACGTTTAAATTGGTATTTTGTGCCATTAGAACTCGATTACGATTTTAATATCTTCTACTTGGTCGTTTGCACGACTAATGGATCTTCTATTATCTATATAAACAACGTCACCGCTGTTTGACTCAATCTCGGGTTTTGCATAACCACTATTGAATCTCATACCCAGGTCATACTCAGTATTGTTGATAGTCCTAGAAGAAGAATTAGGAACTGCTGGGAAGTTAACATCAGGCTGACCAGCAGCACCAGATGTTGCACCATTAATAACGTTGGAACCATCAAATTCATTCTGAGTACCAGTAACTTCAGGGAAGATACCGTCAGTAGCATTTTGATAATACTTTAGAACTTTTGTGGTGGGGTTCCACGAGATAACTCTCGCACGAGCAGTAACGTTCGTACCACCAACAACTCTAGTTTGAGTGATAATTTCATCAGGAACATAATTACCTTGGAAAGTTGGTGAGAAGATAACTGCCTTAGTAGCAGAAACCGTCAATTCAGAAATTAATTCTGCTGTACCAAATTTCAGAGGATTAGTAATAAGACCAATACGACGATAGTCGTTATCAATCGGGAAGTCGCCAGCACCTTCATCGTATGAAAGTTTAGCGTTAATCATGACACGGAAAGCGCCAATTTCAACAACAGCATCTGCACCATGACCACCTGGGGGAGGAATGATGACATCAACTTGACCACCAGCACCAGTACCAATACCAGTAATGCTATCTACACTGATTTTACCAAATGTATAACCAGTACCACCAGAAGTAACAGTAGCAGAAATAATCTTACCACCATCAACAACGATAGAAACACGACCACCAGTACCGTCGCCATTGATAGCAACGTTATCGTAAGTACCGTTGTTATAACCTGAACCAGCAGAGTTAATTACAACAGTATCAATTTCACCAGCGACTGCATTTGTTTTTACCGCGTCATTTGTAAAGACGGGCATGTATTCGTTGGAGAAAAACTTAAGGACGGAAGCAACAGGGATGGTGTACATGTACTTCCAACGATATCCATCACCAGTAGTAATGATGCTAGTGGAAGTGCCAGTAGGCTCAACTGTAGAAGGCTTACCATTTGGATCGGAGGGAGAAGTACCATTATAGATGCACTTATAGACTTGATATTGTGAATTCACAACATAAAAGTCTGAATCATAAAGTTTAGTAGCACCAGAAGCAGCAGTTTTGGAAGGGGAATAATCATGACGATACATGTCATAAGTAAAACCTAATCCACCAGTAGTTTCTTCTGGAGAAACCCAGTCAATACGACGAACAACCTGAACCGTATCTGCCGCAAGAACTCTCTTAAGAGAGATCATATCGTCATACGAATCAGAGAATTCTCCAAAGGAATCAACTGCCTGTGGGGGCGAGTTTTCATTGTCCCATGATTGAGGTCTGCCGATAAACAAATAAAGTCTATCTCGGTTAGCACCTGCCGCCGAATCGCTCTGACCTGCGTCAGGACCTTCAAGTGCCTTAATGAATTTTTTCGCTGAAAAAATCCTAAATTGATCAGTAAGTAGAGCTGCCATTTCGTGTAGGTACTATTGTCCTCCTGTTTATTTATGTGGGTTACGAACGAACAATTGTTTGATATTCGATTCGTTTAATTCTATAAGATGCACCACCATTACCGTTCAATTTCTCCCCACCAAGAATTGCATATGCTGCAGCACCTGCTCCAGTGGAGTCGGACCCTGCGTTAGTAAATGTGATTGTTGGGTGAAGGTTGTATGTACCATCAACAGATTGATTAATACCATAACCACCATTGGAAATGGTGATTGATTCAACCTGGTCACCCGCAGTTGTCATGTTAACAGTTCCTGTTGCTTGAATGTCTCCAACATTTTCAACTGTAACTGTTGGTGTTGCTGTATAGTTTGTACCAGCGTTCTGGATGAAGAAATCTACAACCGTACCGCTTTGAGAGAACTCATACAAATAACCAGCAATACCGATATTAATATTACCAGTATTAAATGGAATTATGTTTTGAACTTGTAAGATAGCATTTACAGGATCCCAAGATACGACAGTACCCTGAACTCCAGAAACATCACCTGTAACAACTTCATTCACACTGTAATTTTGACCATTACCAAAATTACCATCTAAGTAGATATTTAGAACAGCAGTGTGTTCAACACCCTCACTCAGACCACCAGCAGATGAGATACTTGCATATTTGAAAGGAATACTTGCATCTTTCACCTGATCTCCAACTTGGAATAGAGTCGTATTTTGACCGCCTTGTGTTTCTTCAATACCATACAGAGAATTGAAAATTCCACCATCCAAATTAATCTGATTGTTATAATCAGTTCCTGTATTTACCAAGTCAGCAATTCCATCACCAGCACCATTATTTTCATCATTATCTTCAAACTTTCTATCTTGTAATGTACCAAGAGGAACTGTAAGAAGTGAAATAGTATCACCTACAGATTCAAGAATGACGTGCGGTTGGAACCCTGAAGGAGCACTTGATGCCACACCAGCATCGAACTGAACAATAGCATCTTCGGTAGAAGGAATACCACCATCAATAAATGCTAATTCATCAACTTCAAAGACAACTAGAAGTTCTTTAGTTGCTGGATTATAATCATAAACCTTAGCAACTTTGTTATTTGCACTTTCAATTCTTCTAATAACTCTGTCACCAACACTAAAGTTATATTCTTGACTAGAATCAAGAATAACTCTCTGATCATAATTGAAGTTGATACCTCTAGTTAAACCAGTAAATTTACCTTCTGCTTTAGACGTATATGAAATAGTTTCAGAATTAAGAATAAATTGACCAGATCCAGGATATGCATCAGTAGAATCAACGTAAATTGTCGAGTCTGACGCTGTAACGTTCTTTGTTAATCCAGTCAGGTAAATATTCGATGCATTAAATGCCTGACGAGCACGAGTCTTTCTCTTCAGGTTAACAAGTTTGGTAAAGATAATATTCGGAGGTGATGTATATCCTTTACCAGGATCAGTGACAGTAACCCCAGTAATAACACCCTGATCAATTGTTGCTACACCCTTTGCACCAATACCACCGCCTCCAGTGAATAATACAAACGGTGGTTCTTGATAGAATTCACCAGGATTTACAATATTAACACTAGTAACTTCTCCAGTCGTATCAATTTCTGCAGCACCCTGAGCACCTTGACCACCGCCTCCGCCTTCAAAAATCAAAGTGGGAGGAGTTGCATAAGATCTACCAGAATTTAACAGTGATAAACCTGTGATAGTTTGAACAACGGGACTACCAGTTGCTCCAGATCCTTCACCGCCAAGAATTCTCGCCTTTGCTGCACCAAAATATCCGTCACCCTTTTTGGTCATCTTGATGTATGAGACCTGACCAGGATTATCAGTGCTCAAAACAACTTCACCTGCAGCACCTGAGGGGAACTGAGTTACCAAATCAGGGACTGTATCACCCTCAAATAGAGGAGCACTATAAAACTTAGGACCAATTGCATAAGGATACACAGGATTACCACTGCCATCTTCAGTCATGAAGTAAGCGTATGTTCCATTAGGATACTCTGGTGTCGGACCAAACTTACCGTTATATGCATCCAAAGTTCCAACAGAAGCATCGTAAATATAATCTTCTGTCAAATCACCGAGGACGTATCCATCTTGAACACTTCTAATACCCCTACCAGAGTTGGCATATGCAAAAGCATATAGAATTCTGGGTGCATCAGCACGAACAGTAAGTCTTAATTCTCTAGTAGTTGCACCAGCAAATTGAGAAAGATATTGAGTATATGTTACCGCACTACCATTAATGTAATATTGCACTCCATCACTGTAAATGTAACTAGTCTCACCAATATTTGCACTGTTTCCAGTAGAATGCCAAGAATCTTCTGTTGTAGATAATAAGAAAGTATCAGAATCATTTGTAGCATCATCCAGATCGAAGATATAAGTTTTTCCTCTTTCCAGATTCAAGAAAGCAGGACGAGATCCACCAAACTGATATTGATTATTTGAAACTGTTACATTATAAGTAACATTTGAAACAGTGTTAACCTGAGGTCTGGCACCAGGAAGTTCTGCTGTTGTTCTAAGTCTGAAAGAAGAGACCTCTCTAGCAACAGCACCACTAGCGTTGTACCCATAAGGACCATAAATGGGATATCCATCAAAGGACATGCCAAGAATTTTAGAGTGACCATCTACATGGCGAGATCTATCAATTGTGTTGGGATTATTACTATCTGATTGATAGTAGTTTCTAGTATAGTAATTATTTGCATGTTCCTCATCCTCTATCTCAGAACTGAGGACCATATATCCCTCATCACCCTCATATCCAGACATATATCTGTGATGAGCACAATGATAATAAATGCGAGATGTCTCATCTGCATTCATTATAAACAATACCTGATACTGATTTTCATAATCAGCAGCAGGTGCTTCAGACAATCCTGTACTCTTGTAATACAGAGTTCCAGGAGTTTGATTTAAGGGACCATCTGGAGTCGTACTAAATCGCATTGGGTGTCCCAACGCACCTTCCTGATTACTAGAATCAGATTGATTCCAAAGGATTAAATAATTTCTTTGAACCTGAATATTTTCAGGTGCCATGTAATATTGACCAGCAACAAAAGGTCCAAATTCTTCTGCTTCTGTGCCGAAATCAATATAGAAAATACCTGTTGGGAAAGTTCTTATATCATCAGAGATTGTGAATGAGAATCCATTAGATCCAAGACACTTATCACCATTCGCGAAAGATGCTCCAGTAGATACATTTCTCAGATAAACTCTGTTGATATTATTTTGACCATCTCTGGAAATTTTAGCAATCTCACCCCTAGCATTTCCACCAATTTCATCAACTATACGCCCAACTTCTATAGAACCTAATGTTTCATCAACATTAGAGACTGTAAGCATAATATTATCGAGTTCTGTTTTGATATTCCAGGTGAATATCTCAAGATTACCCCAATCAAATACACCGTTATCTAATTCAAACTCATCAATTACCTTGTTAGATTGATAATATCTAACATTACCTTCTGTTACTGCATCATAGTCATCATTATTTTTGATGTAATCGTATTTTACACTATCAATAGAAAAACCTGCAGGTGATCCACCATCAGTACCCCACTCTGGAGTATGAAGTAAACCACCATTCGCTAAAATACCAGTTACTTTGTCTTTCTGTTCTTCACGAGCAGCAGGATTAGGAACGTCTTTACCACCACGATAAATGAAGACCTGATCAAATGATCTATCGTTTAATGGACCACCTCCAGGTGCTGCTTCTGCCTGAGTCCAGGTGGGTTTAGGATGATTGTCAGACTCAATTCTGAGTCTATCTGTAGCGTTTTGAAATGTTCCTCTTGTAAGAGAATTTGGATGTTTTTGCCAAATTCTATTGATATCAAAAGAAGTAACTACGTTAGGTGTTTCTTGTTCGGGGATGATTTGTAATCTTAACGGATCATACCCACGACCTCTCACAAGGACACGAACGTGAATAATTTTACCCGAATCAGCGTCAATAATCGGATACAGTAGTGCTTCCTGATCGGGAGTACCACAACCATCGATAGTTAGTCTTGGTGGATCAGAAGGACTATATCCACTACCACCATTTTTTACTCGTACTGCGCGAACACCGAAAATCTCGTCAAAGATTGGTTCGATGACGGCACCAGATCCAGGAACAGTTCTTGCCATTTATCAATTTACAACGTTAATAGTACCATTCATCAGAGAATGAATAGTGCATTGATAGTAAAGTGTATTGGGAGCGTCCATAGGAACAGTCCAGTAAAGAACACTAGTTCCACTACCAGTCTGACCAGTGGTATATGCAGTCCCACTCAAACCTTGGGTGCTTTGAATTCTGAAGGGGTGTGCTCCACCTTGTACAGAGTTATCAAATGCGTAAGTAAACCCTCTATGTACATACAGAGTAGGGTCATTTTGTGTGGTGGGGAATCCAGGACCGCTAAAGGTGTAATTATTAGAACCATCAGCGTTAAGTTCCCACCAAGTAATAGGACTTCTAACAACTGTCCATTGAGTTCCATTGTAGAACAATGAATCTCCCTGTGTAATTCCACTTACATTCGTATCTGTCAGAGCAGCAAGAGTTGTTGGAATAGTTCCGTCAAAATTGACTGTTAAAACATCTCCGCTAACTGAAGTCGCGATATTAGTGCCACCAGCAATAGTCAGACTATCTGTAGTAGTATTCGCTGTTGTACTACCAGTATCACCAGAAAAAGTAGCAAACAAGTTCTGGTCTGCACCACCGCCACCGCCGCCTGTTTGATCAGCAGGCACCCAGTTAGAACCATTCCAAGCAAGGACTTGGTTTGATGTGGGAGCATTACTGGTTGTATCAACGTCAGAAAGCAGATCAATACTGGAATACTCAGTGAGAAGTTTTGCTCTTACATCACCAGCACCACCTGCAGTGATGTTAATATTGACATACGGATTATCATCACCATCAACAGTGAAGAAGTAACCAGTATAAGTTGCTGCTGCAGGAGCGTTACCTACAGCAGTGTATTCATTCTTATACTGAATTTTTGTCGGGAAATCAACAACACCAGTAGTTCCGTTAAATGTATTAACAATACTACCGTTGGAAATAGTTGTATTTCCAGTGCCGTTTGGAGTAATGGCGATATTCCCGTTAGAAGAGGATACGATGTTGTTACCGTTAACATCTAAGTTAGCGGTAAGGTTCGTATAGTCTGAAGGTAAGAACGTCGTTCCGTTATACCTTAAGACTTGCCCTACAGCAGGATTAGTAACACTAACTGTTAAGTTAGTGCCATTACCTAATGCCGCGTACAGCTCATTAAAGTTGTCATTGATCTTGTCACCGCCGACTCGTAAAGTATCACCAGTATTATCATTAGCGGAGGTTCCAAGACCGAGTGTTTGTTTAGCCATTACTCGTAGGAATTTTTAGTTATTTATAGGATCTCTGGATCGATTACCTCTTCTCCGTAGAGAGAAAGATCAGGAGCAGTCCAATCATCGGGAACAGATGTTTCCACGACAACTTCAGGATTTTGATATCCAGAACCAGAACTACTCATTTCAACACCCGCAACGCCTACCAATGCGCGTACTTGACCATCGAATCCAGAAATGGAGTCAAGTCTTACAGTAGGTCTAGATGTATAGTTGGAACCACCAGCGGTAACCTGTACTCTATCAATAAATCCACTTGTCAGAATAGCAGATGCTTGACCATCTTGTCCAAAGACAGATCCAAGATAATCGAATGTGATCAAAGAGTTTGAAGATTCAATCAAAGCAACTTCTCTTTCTGAGGTCTCACCCTGAATCTCGATGAAGTCACCAGATTCAATTGGAGGAATAACAGTTGCTGCCTCAACGTCTGCTTCAGAACCGACGTAAGAGAATGCAACGAAGGTAGATCCAACACGCGGAATCTCAGAGAAGATGATTCTTGAACCAACAATTTCAAAACCAACACCAGGTTCCTGAAGAACGCCATTGATAGAAACAATGATGTTATTTTCAGGTCTGATGACGCTCGATTGAACACCATCTGTGAGTGTCAGTGAGTAGAATACGTCACTACGCTTAAGGTTGAAGGACTGACGCAGAGAGTCAAACTCGAATGAAATATCATCCAGTTGTCTCAACTTACCAACATAGAATCCAGTGAAGGATGCGCCAGGATCAGGTGCCTCAGTGAATTGAATTTCATCGGAGAATGCAGTAAATGCATTTGTAGCACCAGGAGGTTGTAAAACACCATTGATGAATACCAACAGGTGACCTGCGGGGTCAGGGAGGTATTGTGTGCCATTATCTGTGGTGAGTTTGAAGTTAGTTTGAGTACCATCAAATCCCTTGAATGCACGCTTAACTCTTGCCTTAAGATCAACCTTAGCAAGAATTGCTGCGCGGTATCCATCGAGACCCTTGATAGAATCTTTAACATCAAATGTTCCACGAATATCACTGAGATAGATTCTCTTATTGAGACCAACATCACGAATATCTTGTACAAGAGCAGCAGCGGCACCAGCAGTTGTAACCTTGGTAGATACGCTCGCGTATCCAACAGGGAAACTATTACCTACACCATAATCACCAACCAAATCACCGTTATTGAATGTTCCTAAGACTTGTGAAACATAGATGTAGTTATTATTAAGATCGATTTCAGTAATGATGCCGTAAGTATTAGTATCTTGGTTTCCGTTAACAACCTTGTAAAGTCTTCCACCCTCAGTGAATACATTCAAGTTATTGACGATAGAAACACCCAATCGGATATATCCTTCGGATGCGATTCTTTGACCAACCTGAACATCTAAACCAGCATACTTACTAACATCGAGGTATTGTCTAGACGATTCGGGATAAACAACTGCTGTCTTCTCGAAAGAACCAAGCAGAGTTTCAGTATCAACTGTGAGAGTACCACCAAGATTGCTAGTTACAGCAGCCTGAGTCTTAAGGAATCCTGTAGGTTGAGCGGTTTGACCGCTGGTGTATCCCTTGAATGGAATATTGTTAGTGAATTCACCCTTAAGATCGATGACATGTAATCTATCTTCCTCAGCACTAATTTGTGCTGTTGTAGAGTTAGTTGCACCCACAAGAGTATCTGTGACTGCCCAAGGACCAGCGGTAACACGAACATCAAGATACTTATAGTTTGCATCTTCATGGAATCCATAAACGACGCCAGTAACAGAGGGAGCACCTTGCTTAGTAACTACCTCGCCCATAATGAATGGACCGTCAGTGATAGTACCATCAATTCTAAATCTCTTATAAACCTGAACAATCTTTGCCTCATTAAGTGAGATGCTTTCCAGTTCAGCATATGAATCACTATTCAAACCATAAATGTAATCAGAGGACTGCAGACCTCCAGCAATTCCGACAGGGATATCTCTAATTCCGTATGTCTTAGCAACTAGAGAAATGCCAGTTACCTGAGTCAGAGTTGTGTAGTAAGAATCAGTATTCAACTGCTCACGAATGACATTCAATCCATAACGAATAAATCGTTGAATTGTTGCCTTAGTATAATCAGATGCAGCAGTGGAATCATAGAATGAATAGAAACCAGCATTAGTAGAAGGTGAGGTCAGAGTATTGTCAAGTGCTTGACCCATAAATCCTTCAAGAAGGTCAATTGCATACTTCTTAATATTGTACTCAGTATCAGCGTAGAAGATTTCACCACTAACTGCGAGATATGGATCAAGCGCACCTTTATTGAGTTTCGCACCCCAGAAGTATGCACCAACAGCACCATCTCCAGTCCAGTTGTTTGCACCAGTAGCAGAGTTAACAATAACCGATGCTCTGAGTGTAGAGAAACCAAATCCAAACGTTGTTGTAATATATGCTCTATACCAACCATTACCATAAGGAACAGCACCATAAGCATCACCTGTTAGACCACCCTGAGGAATGAACAGAGATCCTGTGGTTCCAGCGTTGAGGTTGAGATCGAAGAAAATATTCTGTTCAGATGCGGTGCCAGGATCAAGAGCAATCTTGAATCTGACAGATTGAGATCCAGCAGATTTGAAGAAGACCGAATATGTGAATGTTTGGGTCGCATCAATTCCAACAGCACCAGTATCAAATGTTTCGCTACCCGAGTCAAACTTAACTGTATCGGAGTCAAATGTTTCAAATGCAGTTAAACTATAGTCTCTGAAAGTATCATGAACTCCACCATTATTGTTAGCAGCGTAGAATTTCTCTGCAGTTACTGTAGAATCAGGAGCAGCAATATTATTATCAGTAATTAAGAGAGAATCAACACCACCATTGGAATTTACCTGCCAATTAGCAGCGAATGCCTCAGGATTGGTGAATAGGTTTGTTCCAGGAACTTGACCTGCAATATTAGATGTAATTGTTCTTGCCTTAGAAAGGATCTTAACGTTTGCAGGAGAAGAGTACCAATCATAAGCAGAACTTACACCGCTAGTAGCAATGGTTCCTGTTGCAGTAGAAGGAGCAGTCAGAGTGTCCGCTGCTGCCCATGCAGTGCCAGTAAATGCACCGACATAGAGGATCTCATCCTCAGAATCCCATTCAAGAACAGTTGCAGTTCCACCACCACTAGATGTGACAGTTTCACCAACCGCAAAAGCACCAGTAGAAGCACTTAAAGTAATTGTGTAAGCAGATACGCTAGTATCTACATCGGTAGTGATGAGATCATGTACGACATCATCAACTAAACCATCAATGAATGTGTCATAAGTCCATGCACCAGTACCAAACTGTGCAGTTGCCAGAGTGGAGATTTCCTCTCTATAGTAGTTCTTATTGTACAGAAGATTCTTAGCAGCACTTCTTGCTTCATCCTTACCAGGAGCAAGGATAGAAACAGAGGTGTCAACAAGATCTCTAATTCTGTAGATGACGTTATTAATCGCTGTCGGTGTTAATTGATCACGATATGCAGTCTCCGATGTAAATTGTGCTGCATACTGATCACCAGTTACATTGGTAAATTGATCATACAGAAGATTCTGTACTGCTCTCTCAGCAAATGTCTTAAGCAGTTCAATAGAGTAAATGGTAGCGAGCAATTCATTCTCAATATGATTGATAGTGAGATTTGCATTCAGATACAACTCAATTGCTTGAATAGTGCTATTCGTACCACCAGTTTGAAGATCAGAAATAATACTCAAGAGAATCAGTTTGAGATCTCTCTCACAAGTCACACGACCATTTGAACCAGGATATGTTAATGCACTGTAATTTACATTATTCAGAGTATATGTAAACTCTTGAGTTGTAAGTCCAGTGATTTCCTGAGCGATATAATCTCTGTTGAAATAGATTCTATCAGCAGCAATGTTAAAGTCTTCGTCTGTAGGAGCAATAATATCATTGATTGTTGTAATCAATGTATCGATAGCAGACTGTACGTTTGCACAGTTACCACCGTCATTTGTAATACCCCAATCACCAACAATAATTGCGTTGGTATTAGTTTCGTCAAGATCTCCAGTGATCGCCTGTTTAGCATAATAACCTAAGCGATCATGTGCATAGATTGACTGGAATGCTTGCAGTCTGATGTGCTGCAGTTCTCCGTTTGCACCAATATAGAAGTTAGCAGCGGTAACGCTGTTTCTGTTGCCACCATTCTCAATGTCATTAGCAAGTCCATCAAGAATCAGTCCAAGGTCAGTCTTACAACGAAGAGTTCCATCAGTGCTACCACCATTTTCATTTCTAGGCATATCCTGAGCAAGGTCGGGATATCTAGCAATCATATCTGCTGCTGCCTTATCAACGATAGGTGTGCGGTTTGCACGGATTAAACCAGCAGCATCTCTGAATCTGTATTGAGCATCACCATCAATTTGATTGGTATATACCAGATCATTTACAGTGTCTTGATAATTAACTGTGAAATCTGTCTCCAAGAATGCATCAACTGTACCACCTTGGAACTCATATGCAGGTTCGACCTTAGTTACACTTGCAAGGTGATCAACAGGGGAACTGAGATTTGCTTGCTCAAGGGTATCAGTGATGATATCCATCAGGTTACCAACAGTGGTCCAAACATCAGCACAATCGGCAAGACTGTAATCTAGTTGTGTAACACCATTAGAAGTGGCAGAGACGAAGGTGTGTGCATATTGCTGACCAACAGGTGAAGCACCAACATTAACGGTGATTGTAGTTGCAGAAACAGCGGTGACAGCAAGAACTGCATTGTAAGCAGGATCAGGATTTCCATCACCAGCAATTGCACGAGGATATGCAGTTTGACGATCATTACCATCTTGAGTGCAAGTAAATGTAAGACTCTCTGTAGCAAGAGAAACACGAGAAGCAGTTGTCAATGAATGACTTCCAATCGTGAGTACCATAACACCAGTTGCGGCGTCATAAGTTGCACCAGTTACGGTAAATTGATTCAGAGAAGATGCAGTGGAATCAGTGATTGTTGCATCAGTTTTCTGCGTCAGTCCATGAGAACCAGTAACAGTCCAAAGAGTATTTGTAATAATATACTGTGCAATTTCTTTTGCTTTATCGAATGCCCAGACAGTCTCTACTTGCTCACCATCAACGTGATTGATTGTGATAGGTGTTGTAGTTCTATTGACATACAGTGCTGCTGTATCCCAAATATGACTATTGCTACCATTACGAAGATCTTCAACCAATTCTTCAATAACATCAACGATGTCATCTTCACAATTTACATTTCCACCAGGAATTGCCAATGAAGGATATTGCTGAGTCAATAAGTGAACAGTTTCTTTTGCAATAAAGTCTTTGTTGGAAAGAAGAAGATTTGCAGCATCATAATATCTTTGACTCTTTGCAGCAAATCCAGCAGGTGCGCCTGTAACTCTAGAGGTTGCAAGGATTGCATCATTGTTGAATTCTTCACCCTTAGTAAATCCTTCAGCACCAGACCAATCATCAACATAAGTTTGACCTTCTGTACCATCAAAGTGAAGAAGTAATTTGGTATTTGAATCACCTTGGAAGATGCCTGCAGGTGCAGTGAATGCACCAGTATAACGAGCATTAGTAGAAACACGGAACTCATCGACATAACCAGGGAATACTGCACCAGCGTTATAAGTAGCGCCAATTCTAATTGGTTTCGTGGTTCCATAGTTGGAAGCATCAGAGTAATCACTACCCTCTTGAGTTCCATTAAGGAACATTTTGGTTGTAGTGCCACTTCTGCTGATAGCAACGTGATACCAAGTTCCAGCAACTAAGTTTGTTGTACCAGTGATTGTAACACTACCATTATTATAATATTTCAGATTCGCACCATCGAGATACAGATACGGTGACAGTTCAGTTGCTGCTGTTCTGAAGTCAAAGAGTGTTTTACTTCCTGCAGCAACAGAGAGAGGTTTAATCCAAAGTTCAACTGTAAATGCACCCGTTCCAAAACCAAATTCACTAGAGGTAGCATAACTAATATACTCATCAACAGGAACTGCTCCAACGTTAACAGTAACTGTTGTAGAAGTAGTTGCGGTAATAGTAAGTGCCTGACCAGATGCAGGATCAGTAGAACGAGGATATGTTTTATTAGAGGTATTATTATCCTGATCACAAGTAAATGTAATACCATTGTCTGCAATGGTTACTTTATTACTAGTAGTCAGAGAGTGAGTTCCAATATTGAGAACTAAGAGTCCAGAGAGAGGATCATAAGTTGTTCCTGCTGCTGCAGTAAATGTTCCACTTGCACCAACAGATGCAGTGATTGCATTAGCAACACCACTAACAAAAGTATGAGGAGCAACGCCAGGAGAAAGTGCTAGACATGCGGTTCCATATCTCTCATTGTAAGTATTGAGAGCAGCTCCAGCAGCAAAAGTTGCTGTATGATAGTCTGCACCAGTAGATTGAGTTCTACCAATCTTACCAAGGTAGATAGTTCTTCTTGCTTGGTTATAACCAATAACTTCTGCCTTAGTATCAGTGGTTCTGATTGTCTGACCAGCAGCAAAGAATCCGCTGCCAACACTATCCTTAAATGTCAGTCTTCTAACCTTGCCGCCTTCATTAGCGAAGAAATCTGCACTAGAACTACCATACTCAACCTTATAATTGCGAATAAATTCATCCTGTTGGAGAGCACCAGATGCAGTGTCGTAAGGAATTACAAAGTTGTTGATAAGTTCATTTGACGGGAACTTGACATCAAATGCAGTTGCATTATCAGTGAAATCAACAATACTTACGGTTGATTTAGAAATATCATCTAAAACGATGTTGGGATAAGTTTGAGATGTAATTCTGTTGAACAACAGACCAAAGAAGGAAGAACCTTCAGAGATGTTAACCTGTCCGATAAACTCTTGAGTTACAGGATCTTGATATGCTGCAGTAGATGTAATACGAGCAACAACACCAGAAGATGCACCAATAATAACATCATTAAGTTCAATATCATAAAGACCAGGTGTAGATTGATATGTACCTGCAGTTTTACTAAGAGTTAATGCATTTGTAACAGAAATCTGTGTTCCATAGATCGGAATATCTTCCTGTTGTGCTGCTGCTTGAGTCCCATCCTCACCTCTAGTTACACCCAGTGTTGTGGATTGAGAACCATTACTAATAGTATTAACAGTGAAGATTTCAGATCCAAACTGATATTTTTCACCTTGAACAAATGTGCCCGCAGGAACAGGTGCGTCTGCACCAGCAGCAGTAGTTACAACTTCAAAACTAGTGGTTGCAGCACCAATGGTATAGCGTAAATCTGCAACAGGAGTTTCCTGCCCTCTTTCGAGGTTAATCTGTTCAACTTTAGCAGTGTCACCTGTGAGATTAGTAACAGTTTCACCGAAAGAGAACAGTCCAATATTGTTAATCGCAGTATTAGTTGCCAAGTTTGCAGAGAATCCAGTTGCACCGACTGTGCAAAGTTCTCCAATAATGAAGGTTCCTTCGGTCACATAACCTTGGATATTGTCACCAACAACCTTAGTAACTGTCAGTCTCGCTGTAGAAGAAACACCAACCAAAGTATTACCTACAAGTGGGAAAATACCACTTTGATTATTAAATGTAAGATCAACAATATTAATCTGATTTACAGTTACATTGACATACTTAACACTTGCAGGAGGAGAGGGAGGTTCGCTGAATACAATAGAATCTCCTTGAATCTCAAACGAAGTATTTGGAGTTTGTGCAACACCATTCAGAACAATCATTAACTGATTAGCGTTTGCAACAACATTATTCCCAGCAACAGTTAGAGGGAATGAAATTCTTTCGCCATCAAACAGGTTAGAAATATCATCAACACGCTGTACAACAGAGGTAAGAATATTCTCCGAAGAAGTCAGTCTCTTTTGACGGAACAGAACTTCAGTATTATTGAACTCTGAATAAATGGGTTCAACCAGAGAGAAACTCTGAATGTTGGGTACTGTTGCCTGCCTTGCAAGTTCAACGGATTTAGTTAATTCAAAATCAGTCTCTTTGTTAGGAATAGAACCATATTCATTCAGATTCAACTCACCAAAGACTTTAAATGATGCAGGGTGAACATTCTTGATTAAGATATCCTTCCAATCATCAATAGAGACAGAAGACTTAACTGCATATGAGAAGTCTTGATAATAGTAAGAGTCTTGAATCTTTTGAATAATCTCAGAAGGCTTACCAACATCATCAATAAATTGACCTGTAGTCTTAGTAATAGAACCAATCTCCAAGACACCTTTAGCAATCTTGAGATCGCTAATAATACCAGAAGACTTAGAAATTACACCAGTTACTCTTTGACCACTTGCAAAATCTCCAGTGTAATCAACAATCTTAAGAATTCTAGGACCAACTTGCCAACCACTATTAGTAGAAACATAACCAGTAGCAGTTGCAGTCTCAAGACTGTCACCTTGATAAACTAACTCACCCTCAAGGAAAGTTGAAGTAATGACATTTGCGGTCGCTGCAGCACCAAAAGATTCAGTCAGCAAAGACTGTCTGCCTGTACCAGTGTTAGCAAATGTAATAGCATCACCAAGTTCTGCGTTTGCAGCGGTAATCGCAAGTTTTAATTGATCATCTTCGAGAGAGTTTGCACTACCTGTAATTGCAAAATAAGTTGTAGTGCTATTCAATCTACCCAGTGCTCCTGCTGCCAGAGGGAAGTCAGCGCCATCTCCAGTATCGGTTACAGAAAGCGTAACTTGAGCACCATTAGTAATTCCATGTGGGAATGCAAACTGCAGAAGACCCAAGTCAAGGTTAACAACATAGTTGAAAGAAGACTTAAGTGCAACTGTGGGTTCAGAAGAATATCCCGAACCAGGATCTTTTACAATGATCTGATCAATACGACCATTTCTAATTGTTGCCTCAGCAACGGCATTCTGACCACCGCCACCTGTGATAACAACAGCAGGTGCTTGAGAATAACCAGATCCAGGGTTAGTAACTGTAATACTATCAAGAATACTGGTAGAAGTTAACTGTGCGTTGATTGGGAACGTAATCTCTGGACGCAAAGTGTAGTCATGAGGATAATCATAACCAAAGTTGTTATTCTTCAGTTTCTTGATTTTACCAACTTTGTCACCCTTTGTGAAAATAGATGCTCCAGATCCAAACGGAGGAATAACAACCTGAAGTTCTGCACCCGATCCAGTTAAACCTGCACCAAGAATACCTTCAATTGCTTCGATATCAATTACTGCTGTTGTGTAACCTTTACCAGGAGAGGTAACAACAACTTCTTGAATCTGACCAGGAATTGATACACCTTCAGAGTCTGTTCCATCAGCAACGGTGATAGAAACCAAACCACCCTCACCATCTCCACCAATAGGAACACTATTGTAAGTTCCTACTGCATACTCAGTACCAGGTTCATTAATAGCAACTCTTTCAATTTTACGAGAAGATTGAATACCTGTTACAACAGGAAGTCTAGAGTAGAAACCACCAGCATTGACAATCCTGATATCATTGATAGGACCAACTGCCTTTGTAGAGGAGGTGCTATAAGTGGTTTGAGAAACGGTAGCAACACCTTCGGGTTCGTTAGCCAATAAGAACTTGAAGATATTATCACCAGTAGTAATTGTTCCTCCAGAGGTATCTGTGATAGTAAATGTTCCGACATAAGGAGAATCAACAATATCGAGATAACTAGAAGATGCGATCGGAGAATCATCACCAGTTCTAGAAGGATCGAAATAATATGAGATATTTGTTACAATGTCACGATCTACTTTCAGTTTCACAGTAGGTGTAGGTTGCCCTTCTCCAGTCAAACCAGGTGTTCCAATTCTTTCAATAGAGTTGAAGGAATATTCAAGTTTGAACAGATTATCTTTAGAGAATGACAGGTTTGCACCAGCCATAGAGGAGTGACTAAGGTCGAACAGATACTGGTGACCATAGTACATCTTCAAGACAGGAGACTTGACAAACACACTAACATTTGCTGCAGAGGTTGCAGGTGCAGAAACTGCTGTCTGAGGTAGTTTGTATGTAAATTCTTTAGAACTTACTACACGATCAACAATAAATGAACCGTCATACTCATCGTAAGTTACACTATTAACTTCTTGAGAGGGATTACCATCAACATTAACGTTTTCACCAACACTCAGATAATGCTTATCACCAGTGATAACATACACTTCATCAGTATTGGCAACAGCAGTACATTGAAGAGTTTTACTCAGAGTAGATACTAAAGTTATTTTCAGAACGCCAGTAAGATTTGTAATCTGTGCAGTAGTATATGCAGCATTGAAAGAAATATCAGATGATGAGATGTTAACAACAGATCCAACGATAAAGGTCGATGATCCAGAAACTTCTTCAATTTTAACGCTATAAAAATCGGTGTTAAATGGTTTGAACTTAGCGAAGGAATCAAGATTCTGACCGCCACCTGCATTATATGTTCCATCTAAATTGTACTTGTCTAGATCGATATTAAAGGTGCCAGGTGTAGTATTATTAACCTTCTCAAAGATATAATCAACGATATCATTAACATCATTAGGAACAGGACCCGTGATCCCATAAGTGCTTTGCTCAGCAAACTGTTCGGTAACTAAATTACCAGTGTTCAGATCATCAGACCAGGCGTTATTATTAACAGCAACATATACTTTATTATTAGTATTATCAACTTTTAAGATATAACCGCTATTAACAAAAGCACCCGAAGTATTATTCAAACGTAACTTTGCACCAACTGAGAAATTGAATGCTTGGTTGATAGTAAGTTCCTGAACATTGTCAATCTTGACAGTGTTAGTAACCTTCATATAATATCTGTTCTTAACAACAGCATTTACTTTCAGTTTCTGAGATCCAGGAGAAGGAACTGTAGATGTTCTAGAACTCCACTCATCAACAGCATAAGTAAGTGTCTCAGTGTCCTGAGCCAAAGTAATTGTCGCATCATCAAAGTCTAAAGTCTGCAGACCAGCGGTTCCCAGAGCGAGTCCAGTGTTGGTTACTGTAAGCGTAGATCCAGTGACAGCAGTGACAGCAGTTCTGGCAAAACCAACTCCAGTGTTAGTCTTAACACCTTGATCTCCAAGTCTTGCAGCATCTGAATTTTTATCAGTCTTAAGACCCCAACCAATATAATCAATATAATCGTAACGGTTCAAATTAGTTGTAAACCAAGCATCATCTGACCAATCGTAAGCAAGAGCAAATCCACCAGAAGTGGGAAGTGCAGAAACATCACTAGGAACTGTAGGAGTAACTGCTCTGTTTCTAAGTCTAATATTGTCGAAGTATCCTTGGAACTGTTCGTTCTTACGGAACTGACCAAGAGTTGTGCTTCTACCAGGAATATTACCAAAGAACAGGTCTTTATTTCCGAGACTAGTGTTTGCAATAGTACCAGTAAATACCTGAATACCATTTACATATCCAGTAAAGGTATTACCAGACTTTTTAACTGCAACAAACTGCCAACTGTTATCGGCAAACATAGTTGTCGATACTGACTGTAATGCACTACCTGCAGAATTAAGTGCTGTCGTATTGTTTGTAACAACCAGTTCCAGTTTGCCACTAGAAAGATCATAGTACAACCAGAGACCACCAGTAGAAACGGTAGCATCACCGATTGCCATCAATGTGACTTGAGTTTGACTGTGAGTATTGTACTCAGAACCATTCTTATAGACCATGAATTCACAGGTCCAGTCGTCATTCAACTTAGTTCCAAGTTGTGCTGCAGTAATTTTAATGTTTGCATTTTCCCAGGCAGAAGGAGATGCAGTCTGATATGCAGGCATATATGCCGCATTTGCAAGATACTGAATTGCACCACCAGTGCCAGTAAATGTGCCAGTATAATGAGCACAAGTATCAGTAGTTTCACCTGAAGCAAAGGCAAAGATAAATTCATTTCGGTTCCAAGAGGTTTGACCGAATGTATAAACGTCACCAGAATTATCAACAGCTAAAGCATGTGCTGAAATGCCTTCAATATTATTTTTGTTGAATTCGTTATTAGTATGCGACTTTAACTTACCATCATAACCAATTTTGACAGTATCTACAGTTTTATAAGTGGTTGTATTATCAGTTCTAGTAAATGCAACGTTCAAATCACCAAAAATATCAATTACAGAATTTTGTGCGACTTGAATAGACTGTCCAGAGGGTGCGACATATCTGTAGTTCCAAAGAAGATCACCAGTGGTATCAAACTTACCAACCCAGAAACTATCTTTAGTTGTATTGTCGGACTTAAGTCTCAAAGTAGCGGCAACATAGCACTCACTAAATTCGTCGCTAACCAAACTCACATCCATGAAAGAATACAAGGAATTATTGATTTCCTTAATCCACTCAATAGTAATTACACTAGTTCCGATTAGTGCCTTACCAAAAGAAACTCTAACATCGTTAGAACTGCTGCTATCTGCAGTCTCTAAAACAAAGTATACTGCATCATCAAGAACAATTAGATCAAGAAGTTTTTCGGACTTAGCAGCAGTTGCAATTTTTCTCTTGGCAGCAAAATTACCAGTAGAATCAATAGATGCAATGAAAGCATCATAAGGATTTGCCGAGTTTGTATTTGTATAACCACCAATAATATAACGAGTATCAGAATATCTCTTAATTGCAGTTACTTTATCTGCACGAGTAGAACCAGAGATACCAGCATAACCTTTTTGGAAAGTTAATGTGGCACTAAGACCATCAGCAGCCTGTGTATATTTTGCCAGAATAATGTCTGGATTATATGCAGCGAGAACTGGTGCATTGGGTTTGTTCTCACCAACTACCCAAACATTGTTTCCACTAACATCCAACTTAAGAAACTCTGTATAAGTTTCACCTGTTTGACTTTCTAAAGTTCTTTCCCACTCTTTTACACCAAGAGCAGAGAATTTGGATACAAATGCAACTTCATTACTGTTAGCATCTAAAGTTTTACCACAGAAGAAAATTTCTTTATCATCATTTACAATTACATCATTAACTTTGACGTAGTTTTGATTCGCAATTGTTGAGACATAATAATCTGCCTTTTTAAACACCTGAGGATGACTCAGAATAACTCTAGGATTTTTAGTGTATCCAGAACCAGAGTTAATAATGTTAACTCTCTCAATAGATCCAACAGAAGTTACTACTGCTTCTAATTTAGCAGATTCACCATCACCATCAATAATAATTGTAGGAGGAATCTCTTCATCATAACCAGATCCAGTTTGAGTAATTACAACTTCTTCAATACCTTTTAATTGACGAACAATAAACTGTTTATTGGTGTTATCCATAACAGGATTATAGTCCATGTAAACCGTGTCACCTGCAGCAATGTTGTGAGGTACTTGGGTCTGAACTACACCATAGTTTTTATCATTTACCGTTTCAAAACTATATGAGGTAACAGTTTCACCTTTAATTCTAGAAACACGAGCGGATACACCAATACCTTCAGTATCAGTATTATCAAACGTCAAGATATCATTTACCTGATAGTTTTTACCAGGGTTTTCAACAATAAATCCAGTTACAGCAGCATCTTCAAATTTAGTGATTGTCTCAACTTCAATATCAACTTTAGAGTCAAATCTAACTTTGGGGAAATAGTCAAAGAGTTGCAAAGGAGACTCTTCAAACAATTGATCGGGATCATCAATTTCATCTTGAGAGATAACACCGTCTCTATTCTCGTCTTCTACATCAAACAGAAGAATATCACCACCCTCAGTAGTTAAAGCGTTTGTAGATGCATTAGGCGCTCTCTCAACGTCAATATCAACGTTCTCATAAGGATCCCTATAACGAACAACACCTGTAGGAATATTTTGCTGTACTGCATCTTTGTTGAGATTCCAAGAATCAACAACCGAGTTAAAGTCAGGACCTAAAACATACGGGAATACAGAATTGCCAGCTTCAGTGGTGTCAATGGTAACAAAGTAACAATATCTACCTTCTGGAAAATCAGGTGTTTTGCAAAAACGACCGTTATATTGGTCTAAATCACCAAGACCGAAAACATACTCATAATCATTAACAAATCTACCTGCTGCTTCCTCAGTCAGAAGAGGTCCTGCAGTTCTAACAGGATATGGATTAGTAGTTTCATTATAAACAAGATTTGTCTTCAGACGATATGAAGTATCCAGTCTAGAAATTTCAGAAGATTGATCGGTAGGATCGGTATATCCATAAGGACCATAAATCGGATTACCATCAAACGCCCAACCGATGATAGGAGAGTGTGTTAACTGATCATCTTGTTCAAGAATTGCACCAGATGTATTTTCAAATAAATTATCACCAAGGATATATCTCAGTCTTTGTGGATTGGAAATGTGTGCATATTCACCACCATATTGATTATTAAATCCAGCAAAAACACCACCTTTAGCAGAATCAACTGTTTCTGTTTCTTGTAAATTGTAAGTCCATTGGAATACATTTGAACTGAAGGTTGCATTAGAACCAACAGAAGTCAGATTAATTAAAGTAGTCCCTTGAACATAGTTGATACCTCTGTTAAGAATTTCAATACCAGTAACTCTACCAGCATTTTCACCATCAGTATCAATAGTTGCACGAGCAACAGCACCAAAACCATCTCCTTGAATTGTAATTTCTGGAGCAGTGGTATAACCACTACCAGCAGAAATGATAGCGATAGAAATAATTCTTCCGTTACTAACAATTGCCTGAGCAACAGCACCAGAACCAGAACTAAGAGAAACAGTTGGTTTAGACGTATAAGATGCACCACCTGCATCTACAGAAATAGACTTGATAGGACCACGAACAGATGCAGTTGCAGTTGCACCAGTTCCACCGCCACCAACAATGGTAATAGACGGTTGTGAGGTGTATCCAGTACCACCAGAATTCATCAGAATTCTAGAAACAACACCCTTAGTGATAATAGCAGTTGCAGCAGCACCAGATCCACCACCACCAACAATAGAGACTAGAGGAGATGAAGTATATCCAGATCCACCAGCATCAACATTGATTGATGTGATAGAACCATCGACGACAACGCTTGCTGCTGCTCCAGATCCACCGCCACCAGCGATAGTAATAGTTGGAGGAGATGCTGCGTCATAGTCGGAACCAGCATTAGTAATATCAATAGATGTTACTGGACCAAATGTCTTAGTTACACTCGACTTATAAGACCAAATAGAAACACCATTGACCCATGTACCAATAGGACCAGGAGAGATAGCATTTTTGGTAGAAATTGTTTGAGGAACCAGTGGGAATCTGTTTAATTTACGCTGGTTACCAGGTAACAGAGCGGATCCAGGGAAAGGACCAATCTTATAGTTGGGGATACCTGTAGATGCAACATAAACATAGTTGTCGTTAAAGAACGAGTTCTGTATGTTTGTTGTGTAAGGACCAATAGAATTAAGTACAGCACTATTGTCCGACTTACCCTTATTCAAGTCAACTGATACTAAGATATTACCCTGAGGAATAACTGTAGCAGGAGCAGGAAGTTGATATTGGAATACAGTTTCACTATCTCTAGAAGTGACTAAGAAAGATCCATTATAGATGATGGGGTTTGCACCATAAACTGTAACCTGATCTCCAACCAAGAGACCATGTGGATTAGAACAAGTGATTGTTGCAAAACGATTATCAATACCACCGAAAGTCACACTAGCAACTTCAATCAGTTTTTTAACATTGTACAACCAGGTTCTGAGTTCTGGTTTTACTGATGTACCACCAAGTTTAGATACTGATAATTTATCACCAGCAAGATAGTAAGATCCAGTGTCAGTAAGAGTTGTTTGTTGTGCATCAACAATACCAACAACATTCAATACTACTTCCTGTGCAGTTCCTTTGTTAATAAAGACAGTAAAATTAGATGCTACAGGTGTAGCAGAATCCCAGTCTTCTACAATACCATTTGCTGAACGAGTACATTCAATAAACTGGTTCAGAGATTTTTCTTTATATTGAACTACTTCAGTTCCACCAATTACAAACTCACCATTTCTTTCTGGCCAACCAATAGTAGAGTCAACTGTAATAACATTATCTTCAGTTCCAAGAGGTTCTGCCAGTTTTGTTTTATAAGGAACTGTGAAAGAACCTTGAATAGTTTCTTCAGACAGAACAAGTTCAAAGATCTCAACATCAGAAGTTTTAATTGAGATATAGTTCTCAACCAACGCACTCGCTGCTTTAGTATTAGGATCTGCAATATCTGCTTCTTGAGTCAGCAAACCATCTTTAATATTTGTAGGATCACCACTTACCAGTGTTGCACGAAGAATTGTATCAATAGACCAAGTTGCAGAAGATGGTTTAATGATTTGATCTTTAGGATACGAAATACTGATCTGCTCACCATACAGAAGTTTAAACAGATATGCAACACTAAAAGAAGTACCCTTTGCAGAGTAAAAATCTTTTACAGACTTGATTGCTGTACGAACATCAATCTTCTTATAATCAAGTTCAGGAACGTCAGGAAGGAACTGTTCTGTATATTTGTCTAAAAGTCTCTTGACAAATAATGCGTCAAGACATTTTACATTAGTATTAATTGCAGCGGCAGCAGCAGTAGTATTATTGGAGAACACCGCATTGCCGCTTTCAGTATAAGAAGTAATACCACTAGCAGCTCTAGCACAACCAATAAATTGTGCTTTAGTATATCCTTTACCAGGTTTGTTAATTGTGAAACCTGTAATTTCGTTCAAACCAATCTCAACAGATGCTTCCGCCTGAGGAGGTGCTTGAATAACAACTTGTGGAGGATTGGCAGCACTATATCCACTACCAAAGTTATTAACATTGATATCAGTAATTCTACCATTAAAGATGGATGCTGTTGCAGTTGCACCAGTACCACCATTAGTTCTATTATCGACAATGTATACAGAAGGTACATCATCATAACCACTACCACCACTCAGTAGTTCAATGCCAATAACACGTCCGTCTCCATCGACTTGTGTCTGAAGAACTTGAGCACCAGTGGGATCAACTACAGCAATCCTAGGAACAGTCGTATAACCTTGACCAGCGTTCAAAATGTTAATACTGGTAATCACACCATTTGTAATAACTGCCTGAAGATTTGCCCTGATAGGATTAGTACCCAGAGGTTCATCAACGTAAATGGTGGGTGCAGTAGTATATCCCTGACCACCGTTAGTGATAGGAATAGTTCCAGTAATAGAACCGTTACTAATAGTCGGAGTGCCTAGTGTAGCGCCACCAGGCTGCTTGAATGTTACTCTAGGGGTAAAAGTATATCCACTACCAGAATTAGTAACTTCAATCCCAGAAATAACACCATTAGTTACAGTTGCTTTGAGTTCAGCAATTTTAGAACCAGCAACGGTGGGATTTTCAATAACTACAGTTGGAGGGTTGGTATCACTATAACCTTTACCACCATCCAGAAGAGTAGAAGATTTGATACCATTTACAAGAGCAGTTGCACTTGCACCGCCACCAACACCAAAAGAGTTAATAGAAACTTTAGGTGGATATTGGAACTTGTATCCAGTTCCATTTTCGTTGACGGAGATAGAAGTTAACTCACCATCATTATTGACACGAGCATATCCAAGTGCATTAGATCCAAAAGAAGGAATCGGTGCCTCAATAGAATAAACTGATAAAAATCTTCCATTCAGAGGTGCTGTGTTAAAAATAAACACATCACCATCAAGGAAGTAATCAACCTTAGGAATTAAAAGTTTATTGTCATATACTGCTACTACATACTCATCAACAATGGGTTCATATTTCACCCCATTTCTGGTGAGTTTAAATTCTGTTTTACCTTCACCAAAGGAATTCGAGATATTATCAACACCGACGATGGTATTCTCAATAAAACCACTTAGGAAAGTAATATATGTCGCTGAATTGTCATCAGATGCAATTCTGGTTCTGGGTGCAGTAGTGAAGACAATATTTGTTCCAGAAACAGTGTAATCTGTTCCAGGAATCAAAACCTCTCCATAAACGCTAACAATCAGGTGTTGTGCGCTAGGAGGTCCAATCGGATTAGATTGTGAAGTCAAGGGGAAGGAACGAGTCGTTCCATCAAAACTATCAATGATTTGAGCAAGAGTAGTCCATTTTAATTTTACTTGCTCGTATGAAATACCAGGACTCAGAGCAATGTTAGGAGATGAAGTAGTGCTTTCATAGTAAATTACTTCATCACCAATCAGTATAGAACCATTAGTGTCCAGAAACTGATCAACAGATTCTACCACAATAGTTTCACTTTCTGCAGAAATCGCTTCTACTACAGAAGTGGAACCGTCAAGAATTCCAATATCCAGTTTATCAATATCCAGGTATTGAAGGAAATTATTGACAATGTTCTGTCCAAGACCTGTTTTTTCTTGCGACCTGTAATAATATTCAATAAACTTATTAAACAGGGGATATTCAGACCCAATGAAGTCTGGTGTCTGACTCGCAATAGACTGAGAAACCTTATTAATATTCATCTCTTATTCTTAGAAGCAGGCGGAATCGCTAACTGAACCTTGGTTGTCGATCGGTGGGACTTCAATCGTTGTTGGTGTTTGATTGAATACCGTTGGCGTCAAACTATTTAGAGGGATTGTGGGAGGTGTTGTTGTGCCAATAGGAGCAACTGTAATCGTTGGTGTAATAATATTAATTACTGTTCCAGGAGTAGTCGCTGGAATAGTAGAGTTATTAGCAGGAATAAACACAACAGGAACCTGAATGTTTGAAGGAATCTGATTTACATCCGTAATCGAACCAAGACCTGTAACAGAATCAGTTATGCTGATGGCAGAAGAATCTGGAATATTATTACCTGCACCAACAACGTTAATAGGACCAAAACAAATTTGACCTGTATCGTAGTCAACTGTACCAGCAGTATTATTTGTATAGATCTTTCTAGTACCAGTATTATAGAAAGTTCTTAAATTACCAAAACCATCATCTTCAAACTGTTGATCAACACCAGGTCTATCCGCTGTTCTAAAAGTTCCCGAAAGAATAACAGGTTCCTTTTTACAAGTTCCATCACCAGCATCCTGACTAGGGGCACTGTTGTATAAGTCAGATCCTGTAGAAATACAGTAAGTATTAGTTTGATTAGCAGTCGGTTTTAAATATTTTAGAATTGTTGTCTGCAAAGAAACATCAGTAACACACTTATTTGAAAGTGTTACTGCTTTTTCAAAATCTGTCGATCTAAATGTAGAGTTGAAGTTATTAATTTGCGTTTGTTTTGCCCAATCAAGAATACCAGCATTAATATCAGTTTCAATTTCAGATGGATTAGATCCACAACCAGTATCGTAGGAAGCAAACAATTTAATGTTGATAAAGATATCATCTGGATCCGTAATCACGGGATCAATAGATGCCATCGCATATTTTCTCAAATCTGCTGCAATATCTTTTTTAGTTGCATCATTCAAAAGAGATCCTGTTTTTGTTTTGATAACAACAAAGACTTTTCCGTAGATTGGAGGGTTTAAGGCATCTCCACCATATGCAACAACAGAATCGGCGTTAGAATAAATGTTTTTTGTGATTATAGCGTAATCTTGTGCTGTGACTGCTCTATATTGAGCAGAATAGTATCTAGGAGCATTATATTTGATAGATTCAACGCTTTCTGCACCATCACCCTGTTGGGACTTCTCTTTTACTACTGTAGTGATCGAAGCAGCATTATATTGAACATCATTATTATCAATCATGCGACCAATGAAGTTAAACTTACCAACTTCATTCGCTTCAGCGCCAGAAGTGACCAAATACTCTAATTGTACGACTTCACCATCCTTTAAAGCACGACCAACGCTATCATCACCAAACTTAATTTCATATCGCATATCCTCACCTTCATTGAGGAAGTATGCTCGCGTTGATGGAGTTAAATTAGTGACTGTATCTACTCTATTGTAGAGATCAAATTCTGTAGAAGATTCATTAGGTTTTACCTTCACCGAAATGGTAGAAACATCGGCATCTTCAGAAGGAACTTTATAAACTTGAGATGCAAAAGTATTAACGACATAAGAGAAGTTAACAATCGAACCTTCGCGAACAGTAACAGCAGGAAATGTTGCAATACCTGTAGTAGGACTAACAAGTACAGTTATATCTTGCAGAATATTCCAAATATAAGAACCACCAGACAAAACAGAACCTTTTTTAAGAGTTACCGACGAAGGATAAGATCCAGCAGTTTGTATAGTCTGTACTTCAAGAGAAACACACGCCTTAGACGCAGTAATTGATCTAGGAACGTAATTTAAGAGTTTTGCAATATTAACAACATTATCCCGAACCGTTGATGAGGGCAAAAATGCCTCATTCATCGACATATTCGCATTAAAGGCGGAATAATAAGTATTATACGCCAAAGTGTCGATTAAATACGACAGCGAAGATCCATCAAAGTCATAATCCGTAAATTCAGATCGTGTTCTTAGATAGGATTTGATTGAGGCTTTAATATCCTCAAAATCTAATGCTGTTAAGTTGTTTGGTTGCATTACTCAGGTCTCTGTAAAACAAAGTTGATTGTTTCGACAATAGGTAACCCGACTACTTGATATTCGATAGTAACATTAAGTTTGTTACCTTCGATTATAGGCGTCACATAAACAGTTTGAAGTTGTACTCTAGGTTCATATTGATTAATGGTATTTATGATCTCTTCTTTAAGAGCATCCGCAGTGAATGGATCTAAAGGTTCAAATAGTAAGGCAGTAACTCTAGATCCAACGTTAGGTTGAAAGGGTTTTTCTCCAGGTTGAGTCAAAATTAAGTTTTTGATCGACTGTTTGATCGCACTTTCGTTTTTCACAACTGATGCATCGTCTGTAAATGGGTTTCGGGCAAAGTTAACCATCAAATCAACGAATTTACGCGATTTGGTAAAGGATTTACCCGTAATCTTCTTTAACGCCATTTTCTGAATGTATCAGTTTTCTTCTTTTGTCGATTTTCCTGATATTTGTTGAGATAATAATCGGATCTTGGGTCTGTGATGAGCACAGTTGTGCCAAAATCCTGTTTCATCATCTCTTTATTGTGATCAGGAACGTGATTTAACCCCATGTGCCTCCGTTTATGAAAAAACAGAACTTTTAAAGGGGTTTCTATCCCTTTTTATTTATCGACCTTGACCACGATAACGCTTTTTAGCGTTATTTCGGCTAGTCGAACCATACTTGGTGTGCTGACCCGACCCCTGTCTTGTTTTTTTCGGGGTGGATTCAATCATATTACCGCCACTAAGCGATTTTTTCATTTTTGCCATAATTAACCTCCAATAAACACAGTTGGACTTGATCCAGTTATAACAGACAGACACGGAAATGCAGTTGTTCCATCACCCAGTGGGTCTCCCATTCGGGTTGCCCTAGCACCGCCAATAAAAACGTTCTTAGTGGTTGCCAATGCCTTTCTTGCATGACCCACTGGTGCCTCTCTACCACCCGTTACGCCCTGTGTGCACCACCATGCTGGTGTATTACGCACCGTAAAGCATTTATAACCAACAGACGTTGTTGCAAACTGAGTTGGTGTTGGGTGTGTAGTCAAAAGGTCTTGATCTACGATTGGAACCATTTTGTTGATAAACACTCTGGCAGCAGCTGCTTTAGCAACACCCAATGGTAATTGTGGTAAAGGTGGCCAAATAGCAACCGCATTAGTTGCAGGTAGTGGAACAGGGACAACTGTAGGACTCAAAGAGGGATGGGGGCAATTAGGTAAGACACCACCACCCAATCCAGGGTGATGAGAAGCACCTGCACCAGTCCCATGACCGCTACATGTACCCATAAAGATACCAGCGTTTAAACCAGGCATAGTTTACTTATCAAAAGGGTTTCCGTATGCGTCAGTTGCCAGTGTAACTGTTCTCGCTGAATTAGTCAAGTCATGAAAGATCTTCATTTTACCTGTGGCAGTCCATTCTCTTGCTCCAGGACCAAGTAGAGGGGACATACCATACGAATATGTGTAAGTCGTGGTAATTGGTTGATTATTTTCATCGACTTGTCCAGTATCAACCTCTTCAGAATATCCAGAAGATATCCCAGGAGGAGTACATGTAAAGTGAGAACAACCAATGTCGGCAGGAATACAAGTCAAAGATACCTCAATAGAAGTTTCCTTGGCAGGATCTGCACGATACTGTCGCATAAGGTATTTAGTAAAAGTAGTAGCGGTTGGTAAATTAGTAAAACTACCCACACAAGTTTCTACTTTCGCATCTTGCAGAGACTTAAACTCAGGAATCTGCTTTTGTGTAATATCATCAATGTCACTTCTAATTTGTTTCGCGGATCTTTGCTTCTCTTCTGCGAATCTATCCTTGTATTCATTAGGAACATCCGTATTCTGCAGATAATTCAGGTCATAATCCGTCACCATAATGTCTTTTAGTGGTGCTGTAGCATCAGAACTATACTTTTGTTGCGGTAATTGGTCAATTCTCTTCCTATCTGGGTCAAGTTTAACCTCAAAAGGTGGTTCTACCTTCCTAACATCTGTTGATGCAGGAACTTCACTATAAACATCTTCGAGTTTTTGCAGATCTTCACCCGAAACTGTAGTTTCATACACAGTTCCTTCAGGACCTGTGGGTGTAGATTTCAAAATATCCTGAAATTCAGGTACTAAATCCGCACGATATGCATCATTTTTTACAGTCTCCGTAATAATCTCGTTAACGTTATTGACAAATATACTTGGAGGTGCATCTTCATCATACCCAGACCCGCCTTTTTTGATAATAACGGAACTTAAAGATCCACCAACGAACGTTCCTTCAATAACTGCGTCATTTTTAGCGTCAATAGGTTCTGCAGGTGATGGAGATATCTCTAAAATAGGTGCAACCTTAAGATCTTGGAACCCAGAACCAGGATTTGCGGCAACTGAAATTCTAACTTTAGCATTTGTAGCACTTCCTGCGGGTTTTACACTACCAGGAATGGTCAATTCTTCACCAGAAATGTAATTTTGACCAGGATTTACGATTTCTAGTGCGTTTATACTATTATCATCGCCAACTCTTACGTTAACAACTAACCCACTTCCGCTTCCACCAGTGAGAGAAACGTTATCTGCGTCACTATAAGCGTCTTTTAGGTTATCTTTGATGTTATTGATGTCTAAACTAAGGACTTCTCCGCTAAATGAGATGTCTGTAACCGCTCCATTGGTGATTGTAATGAATCCTGCGGGTTGTGCAATGCTGTTAAATGCTTCTGGCGCGTTT